GTGCACGAATTTACCGAAGGCCAATCGGTAGTTATTGCTGGTTGCTTGAGTCCATATAACGGAACTCGCATAGTATTAGCAGACAATCTTGGCGATTATACTTTTTCAGCTAGTATCACAAACGCAGATGTTATTGAAGCAAATGTCATTCCAAGCGGAAGTGCCACATTAACAGGCGCATCAACTTATGTTGGAAATCAATCAATTAAATCAGCAGTTTTCACAATTTCGGTTGAAGTATTCCAATCAAGAGTTGCAGCAGGTGGACAAATTGAAGGCGTTGATTTTACAGCTACTCCTTACAGAATGGGTCGATCACTTTATTCAAGAGTAATTGGAATTCTCGGGCCTTATGTAGATGTTGAAGGTATTTGTCAATAATGCCACCATCCACAATTCTTTCATCTGTTAGACAACCACTTGCAACTGCATTAGCAGGTGTTGCAGGAAATGTTTACAGTTTCGTTCCTGAGTCCGTAATCCCACCAGCAGTCGTTTTAGTCCCATCGTCTCCCTACCTTGAAATTGAAACTATTGGCAAATCATCTGTTAGATGTCGAGTCAATATGACAATCACAGCTGCGGTTGCATATAACAGCAATCCAGCATCTCTCGATAATATCGAGCAATTACTTATGAGCATTCTGGCAATTATTCCTGCGGGATATATTGTCGGATCGGTCGAAAGACCAACAGTTACACAAGTCGGAGCATCAACTTTGTTGGTGTCTGATATAAATGTTTCAACCTATTATCAACAAACAACATAAGGAGCGAAAATGCCTACCACCGTTATAACAGGTCGGGATGTTACCTTCACAATCGGCGGTAACAATTTCGATGCACAAGCTACAACTGCAACTCTTACTGGCGAAATGGATCGTCAGACTTATCAGACACTAGACGGAAAAGTCTTTAAAGTAACTGATAACAACTTTACATTTGATGTTGAAATGTTAGCCGACTGGGGCGCAACTGGATCTCTTTGTGAGATTCTATGGGGCGTTGCAGAGGCATCACCAGATACAGGAATTAACACAGTTATGACAACTGCAACTGGAGCACAATTCTCATTTCAAGTATTACCAGTATGGCCATCAGCCGGAGGAACTGCTCCAGATGCTCAGACTGTATCTTTATCATTCCAAGTTATTGGAGTGCCAGCAGAGTCATTTAGTTAATCAATAAAACGGGAGCAAAGAAATGAAACTAGCAATTACAATTACATATAACTCAGGCGAGGAAGCAATCTACACAGCCCAACCGCCTGAGTGGGCTAAGTGGGAGCAAAAGACAGGAAATATCATTAGCCAAGCATCTGAAAAGATCGGTGTTAATGATTTGATGTTTTTGGCTTATCACGCACATAAGCGCGAAGCAGCTGGTAAGGCTGTTAAACCTTATGAAGATTGGATGGAAACCGTTGCCGATATTCAAGTCGGTGATGTGAACCCAAAAGCCATCCAGTAGGAAGCCTTAGTCGGTTATTGGTTCAGTTGTCAATAGCAACTCAAATTCCAATGAGCGAATGGGTAGATGGATCGGATGTTTTAACAGCTTTAGAGATATTGGAGGATAGACACAAATGACCACTCCTTCAATAGCCTATGATAAAAAAGAATTAAACTCTATCGTTAAAGTGTTGCGTCAAATGGATGATGCTGCTCAAGATCAAATGAAAAGAGCAGTAGGCGAAATAGCGCAGGATGAATTATCTGAGATCCGTAGGGCTGCTTCCGGCCGACCAAATAAGGTTGCAAAGAGAATTGCCGATGGCGGATCTGTTAAAAAATCATCTTTACTTGGTGAGATTAGATTTGGTTTAGCAAGTCAAAAACTAAGTGGTGGCGCAACTACTCAATTCTCTAGCAAGGGCGATAGTCCTAAAGTTGGAATTGGTGGCGGTGTTGAATTTGGATCAAATAGATTTAAGCAGTTCCCAGTTTGGTCTGGTAAATCACCAAGTGGTATTGGTGCTAAAGGTTGGTTCATTTATCCTACAATTAGAAAAATGTTGCCGGATGTAATTAAGAGATTTGAAAAGGCTGTGCTAGAAGTTAGAGGTGAGTGGAAATGATGGCTAAACCATTAACAATCGCACTTGCTGCGGATATTGATAATTTACAAAAAGGCTTAAAAGATGCTGAAAAAGCAGTTGATAAATCAGCAGCCCAGATTATAGATTTTGGTAAAAAGGCGGCATTAGCATTTGCAGCTGTTGGAGCAGCAGCTACCGCATTTGCAGTATCAGCAGTAAAGGCAGCAGCCGAGGATGAAAAAAGTCGCAAGAATTTAGAGCAAGTTATTAGATCAAGCACTAAAGCCACCGAAGATCAAATTTCAGCAATTGATAAATACATAACTAAACAATCTATTGCAACAGCTACAACCGATGATGTTTTAAGACCTGCATTCTCAAGACTTATCAGATCCACCCAAGATGTAACTAAGGCTCAAGATTTATTGACCTTGGCTCAAGAGATCAGCATAGCCACAGGCAAACCACTAGAGAGCGTTACAAACGCCCTAGGAAGGGCTTATGACGGGTCAAATACCGCTTTGGGTAAGTTAGGTCTAGGAATTGATGCAGCCACCCTTAGAACCCAATCTTTCGAGGAAACCACTAATCAGTTACGACAAACCTATCAAGGCTTTATTGATAATGAAGCTACCAATGCTGAGTTTAAGTTTAGACAATTAACTATCGCTGTCGATGAAACTAAAGAACAAATTGGAACTGCTTTATTGCCTATCGTTAAGGAATTGGCAGATTATTTCTTAGAAACTGCCGTTCCTTTAATTCAAGCATTTGCTGCTGGATTCTCTGGCGAGGATGGCGTTACTGCTGGCATAACTGAAGCTACTGAAGGTGCATTCCAATTTGGTGAACAGATTAGATCAACTCTTGAATTTGTAATTAGTATTAGAAAAGAATTAGCCGTATTAGGTGCAATTATTATTGGGGTATTTGTTGCATCTAAGATAGTCGCATTTGTTCAAGCAATCATGACTTTAGTAACTGCGATGAAAGCCCTACGAACTGCTGCTGCCGGTGCAGCTGTGGCAACCGCATTTGCTACTGGTGGAACTTCAGTTGGTGCTGCTGCTGCTGCTTTAACTGCTGTTGCTGCAACTTATGGATTATCAAAATTTGCTGGCGGTGGAGATGTAACAGTTTCGGATTATCCTGCAACAACCGGAAATTTTGGCGGTGGTGGTATGGGTCAAATTAACAACATAACAATTAATGGTGCAGTAGATCCTGAGGGAACTGCAAGAGCCTTGCAAAGATATTTGAATGGTCAAGCAGATCGAAGTGTATCTGGTCTAAAATGACAGTATTTACTCCTGATTGGAAATTAACTGTCGGTGGGGTTGATTATACTGATATAACAATTTCAGATGTTCAACACGCATCTGGTCGAACCGATATTTATTCACAGCCACTTCCTTCCTATATGCAAGTTACGCTGGTTGCATTAAATAATCAAACACTACCATTTGACATTAATGATTCTTTTGACTTGCAAGTAAAAGATTCAGCTGGATCTTATGTAAGTTTATTTGGTGGCGATATTACAGATGTGACTGTTGAGGTTGGGGCTACTGGCGCAACAGACACAGTTATCCAATACACAATTATTGCAATGGGATCTTTAACAAGACTTACCAAAGAAATCTTTAATGACAACATTTCTCAAGATGAAGATGGCAACCAAATCTACGAGATTCTTTCAAGCGTATTGCTTGGAACTTGGAATGATGTGCCAGCAGCTTTACAATGGTCAACCTACAATCCAACCGAAACTTGGGCTAATGCACAAAATCTAGGACTTGGCGAAATAGATCAGCCGGGTCTTTATACCATGAGTTCACAATCAAATGTTACTGACACGATCTACAATGTGATTTCAGATATTGCAACTTCAGCCTTTGGATATATTTATGAGGACAATGCAGGAAACATAGGTTATGCAGATGCAGACCATAGGCAGAATTATCTTTTAGTTAATGGTTATGTTGAACTAGATGCCCGCCATGCGTTAGGCGCTGGCTTATCTACAATCATGCGTTCAGCAGATGTCAGAAATGACATATACCTAAATTATGGTAGCAATTACAATCAGCAAGTTGATGCCACAGATGCCGCTTCAATTGCCCTATATGGCTACAAAGCCGAAACGATTAACTCTCGGGTTCATGGAACTGTCGATGCTCAGGCTATTGCAGATCGATACATAGCCCAGAGAGCCTATCCAATCCCAGCATTCCAATCGATCACATTCCCAATCACTAACCCTGAAATAGATAACGCAGATCGTGATGATTTACTAGCTGTATTTATGGGGATGCCAGTTCATATTCAAAACCTACCCAATCAAATATCAGGTGGGGATTTTGAAGGTTATGTTGAGGGCTGGTCATGGAGCACTCGGTTCAATGAACTGTTTCTAACAATCAATGTTTCCCCAGTTGCATTCAGCCAAGTGGCGATGCGTTGGAATACAACTCCAGCCACCGAGGCATGGAACACTTTAAGCCCAACTTTAACTTGGGAATACGCTACAATAATCTCATAGGAATAGGACAAAATGGCAACCACTACTAATTACAGCTGGAGCACTCCAGACGATACCGCGCTGGTCAAAGATGGTGCAGCAGCGATCCGATCACTTGGAACTGCAATCGATAGCACAGTATTTACTAATGCCGGCGCAGCAATTAATAAAAGTATTATTGATGCTAAAGGTGATTTAATTGTTGGAACTGCTGCCGATACAGCTGCAAGATTAGCAGTTGGCGTAACAAATGGTCATGTTTTACAAGTAGATAGTTCAACTGCAAGCGGATTAAAATGGGATTCATTAGCAGCAGGTGGCATGACTTTAATTAATACAGGTGGAACAACTTTAACTGGTTCATCTGTAACAATAGGATCAATTCCAGCCACTTATGTAAATTTATTTTTAGTCATTAGAAATTACAAACCATCTGTTGATGACAATTGGGTTGTTATGAGATTTAATTCTGATACAGCTACAAGATATTATTCAGCTGCTTCCATATTAGTTTCATCTCAATCATTTGCTGATTCTTATATTTTCCTGTCAAGTTCAAATGATAATAGTGTTGATACTGGTTTAATTACATCAACAATTTTTGATTATGCAAACACTACAACTTGGAAAATGGTTGCAAGTGAGGGCTTAACTGTTAATCCTACTACAACAACAAATTTTAAGTATGCAAGATATTATGGTGCATATAATCAAACAGGAGCAATTTCTTCAATAACCCTTTTACCCGAAAGCGGAACTATGACATCAGGCACAGCCTATCTTTATGGAGTAAAATAATGAGCAAATCTAAACCACAAGTTAAAATTGTTAATTGTGAAACTGGCGAGGAAATTGTCAGAGATGCAACCGCTGACGAAATTGCTCAAATGGAATTAGATGCCCTTAATGCAGCAGCAAAAAAAGCAGCAGCCGAAGCAAAAGAAGCAGCACGCCAAGCAATTCTTGATCGTTTGGGTTTAAGTGCTGACGAAGCAAAATTGCTACTTGGCTAATGAAGCCTTGGTTATCTAAAGCTGCTGAAACTTTTAGGG